ACTCAGCACTCAATGGTCGAAGAGTAAATTCACCATTTGATTCTCTGATGAGCACATGAGGCATTGAGGCAGTGTTTAAAGCAGTCGGAATATTGGGTTTAATTGTTTCTTCCCAAGCTCCTTGGCCTGGAATACCACCTTCAGTTTTGAACTTAACATAATAATCATCAGCATCAGATGCCTCAGTATTTGCTACTCGAAGAACAATACCATCTTCACACTGGGGAGGAAGAAGAGACACGTCATTTACAGCATCCTTAAGACCATAGAGAGCGTTATTGGCAGTACCCCCTCTGGTCATAAGGTTAAAGTCTCTGCCATCTGTACGTTCTATGATAATAACGTTACCAATAGGTCGTGCTGCATAATTAGATATCTGTTGGATTGCAGTAACTAAATTGGATACAATATCATTTACGTTAAGCGTACCTGAGGCTGTGTCTGCTGCTGTTGTATATGTTGCTGACGCCTCGGATTGATATGTATATCCAAATACAGTATCTTCAACCTTAACAATATACTGACGATTGGAGAGAGTAACAGTTACAGTATCGCCTATAGACCAGTTTGATCCACCATTATTTAATGTGGCTTTAGCTTTGTAAACTGATTTATATGTATATGAGGTACTTTCATCGCCCTGCTGAACAGCACTTATACGAAATTGTAATCCATATACTGTGCCCGCAGGCAAAACATCGTCATTTAATGTGTTAACATTAAGAGGAGAATTTAGAGTGCCAACATCATTCCAGGTGTAACCTTCTACCCAGCTTGAATCAGCAACTGTTGTGTAGTTAATAATCGAAACACTGGTAACTTCATAGAATTTTCGTCTATTACCATCAGCATTTTCCAGTCCAGCAAGAACTCTCATTTCCACTCTGTAATCGAGTGTTCCGTATGGTGTATTTACAAAATGATCACTATATAAATAGGAGCCTTCTGCATAGTTCTGAGCATCACCATGCTGAACAGTTCCCCATGCGTAACGTCCATTCGTAAATGGAGGGTCAACAGGTGGGAATGGGTGTTCAATCCTAGTGGGAAAAAACTCGCCAGCAACTTTAGTAGTTACTAGGGTGGGACTGCAGGAAACATCGAGGCGGAAACCTAGGCCAGTACCCGTGCCACTGTCGGCATTCTGAACAAAGTTTTGAATGGCAGCATCACCACAAGCACCAGCATCTGTCAGATCTTCAAATGAGGCAGGAGTTACAGAGAGTCTGGAAGCCTTATATACTTTGTCCTGCTGAAGAGCCTGACCATCGCGAAGAAAGTCAACACCATAAGTAGTGTTATAACCCACCTGATTGATAACTACAAGGCCAACATTATTTGCAACAGTTGACGAAGATCCATCCATCAACACTTCTTTTTCAGAGTTGATTAAGAAAGTGTAATCATTAACTGTTAAAGGCCGTAAATTATTTACATCTGATACTGCAATATATTCCGCTGCGCCTCCTTGCATTGTTACGGTTCTTTCTTCCCCTGTGTCTGCCGTAAATACCCGAAGGGCGTTGGGTCCTCCTGTTTGTTTATACGAACAGACAATGAATCTATCATCGTTGTCACGGAAGATTGGAAACCATTTAGCATCTGCTGGGATATTAGAGCCCAGATTTTTTATGAATTCAGTTCCGGGGCGTTTGGTACAGCCAAAGGTTGGATCTAAATATACATTTGTAGCATGTCTTACCTGACCTGGGATTTTAACCGAGTCAGGCTGGGCACTCATACCCCCCAAGACATTACCGATAGTTTGGGAGATAGCTGACATTAGTAACCTGCAAGTGTGTTAATAGGCCGATATGGGTTGTAAGTGGTGTAACCGTCTTCGGTGTTAAAGACGTTGTAATCACCCTGTTGGGTGTCGTATTCCATCAACGTTGCGCGGGACATAACTTCCTCTCGCTGTCCAAATGCCACAGCTTCAGAGGAGCCAACGGAACGTCCTGCGAAGACATTGCCAGCCCTGATAGTGATATATTCCTTGGCTGCCTCTGGTAGTTCGTCAAAATCAAAAAGCCAGGTCACATCTAGTGATTGCTTTTCTGTGAAGGTATAGGTGTGTGCAGCCTTGTCATAAAGCTTCCCGTTGCGAATAACGAGAAAGACATTGCTTAAACCATTACTGTCTAAAGCTAAAACATTATCAGGGATAACAATTTCGTTAGATGAATTTGGAGTGAATGGATAACCGTACTCTGTATTAAAGATCCAGCCTTCAGACTGGACTGCAATGTTAACCTCAGCCAACACCACTTCAGCCATTTCAACCAATGGGTTGCCTGTTGTTAGTGTTGTTGTTGGAGCTTGACCTACATTGCTGAGGATCCTATTTACTGCTGATAAAGTTGTTGTTTTAGTAACCATTTATTTCTAGGGAATGAGAAGCCCCGAGGACCCGAAGGTCCAAGGAGTTATTTATTAAGCAGCTTGGAGTGAGCCAGCAACGGAGACACGCAAGGTGTCACAACCCATTGCCATTTTGCCCACAATCAAATCACCCTGGTATTGGACGTTAAAGTCACCAGAGGTTGTTTCGATGCTTGGGCCAATAGCTTCAACGGTACCGGCTGCTTCACGGTGGAAACAAAGGCCAGCAAGGTTGGAGTTATCGACTACATAGCTGTTTTCTTCACCAGTAACTGCTGCGTTAGCAGTTGCATCTTTGCCGTACTGGTTAGCCAATACATTGGACTTATAGATGCGAATACCAGCAATAGAATAGAGACCTTTGCCGCTATTCATGTCACCCTGGGAGTTACCGATTTCACGGTTCAGGATGTTTGTATCGACAGAACTAATCAAAGAATAGTATTGTCTAGGCGAGAGGATCATGCTCCGACCGTCAGCAGGAGCAGACCTTTCGTCGAGGACAGCTGCGGCCTCAAAGAAGCCGTCTACAATTGCTTGAGCATTATTAGTATTGCCCGAACCGATGTTAACTTGGAAACCACCAGGCTCACCAGTAACGACAGAAGATTCGGTTGCTCCTTTAGCAAGAACCCGTGCAATACGGTCATCGTAGTGAAGGGCAAGAGCTTCACCGATTTGCTTGGATATTTCGCTCCGGCTTGACCACTGCGAAAGAATTTCGTCGAGGTCATAAACAAACTGGCTGCTATATAGCAACGAGTCCATGACGATTGTCTTCTCGTTGCTCTTCAGTCCAGCATCTGGTCCGATTGCGGTGCCAGGTGTATGGTAGCCCGCATCGAGCTTTCCAGTCAGCAAGAACTGCTTAGATTTTCCACCACGGAGGGCGTAGTTACGAACAAGACCTTTGAAGATCGTCGCACTATTGAACGCATTGAAGACCTCACCTGAGAACAGGGTAAGGGCTGTAGCGTACCGTGTGTTGTAATTTTGTGAGGGTGTACGTGAGCCATTGGCTACGTTATTACCCTGAAAGGCTGAAAACGACATTATGTTAATTAAGAGATTTGTTAATGAATCAAACCTCTAAGCGCTTAGAGTTATTTAGTTTTATTGACATTGCTCTATTACTTGAGCGAAGCTTCACCAAAGGGTTATCCCTCTTAAGGGGCCACAGTGGCAAAGAATAGGAGAGGAGTCCTACACTGAGGTGTTCCTCTCCCAAAGCCCTAGCCTTCCGAAACTAGGTCCATAAACCGTCCCCTCAGGTTATACAACCGGAAGGTACCTGTATTAATTGCCCAGGGTAGGCACTACTTTTAAATAAGACACACCGCGATAGGTGAGCTTTGCTTGCTTAGCAGCGGCCTTTTGAGCCTTGACTGCTGCACGTAGTTGAACGTTTGTCATGGGTTTCTCCAAAAGACCATCTCCCCGTTCCATGAGATGGAGTAATGCGCCCATAAGGGTGAACGTACTTTGGAGAATTAAAGAAGGTCACCAGATCGCGCTAGCTTCTTTTCTACATCCTGACGGTATGCAGGATCTGTTGAGTAGCGAGGATCAGCAATTGCTCGACCTAGTTCAGCCTGACTGCGGAATACTTTGCCTGTACTCGCGGCTTTCTTACCTGTGACCAGTGGAGCCTCATAACCCTCAACAGACTTCCAGCGATTGCTAAGGGCTTCCACAGCAAAAGACAGGGCTGCTGCGTTGTTGGAGTTTGCTACTGAGTTAAATGAATCGATCTCATCAGGGCTCAGGTTCTGTCCTGCCCATTGGATCATCTCTCCATAAGCCTCATCACCACCAACAGAATCTCGAATAGTTTTTAGCTGTTGTGCCGTAGCTACTTCTTGTGTGGTCTTAGCTGATTGAACTGCGTGGTATTTGAAGTAGGTCTCAATCAACTGCTTACTATCCATCTTAGATAGTGTCGCCATGTCATCTTCAGTAAGACCACCCTCAGCATCAAAGCGGGTAGCAATATCTGTGAAGGTCTTGACGTTCTCACTGATCTCTACTGACTCCTCTGCTTCCTCATCCTCAGAACCTTCTACAGGCTCTTCAGACGACTCCTCATCGTCCTCAGACTTGGGTTTGCCTAACTTACTTTCAAGCTCCTTGTAAGCCTTTAGAAGGTCCTCCTGAGAGCGAAACTTGCCATCGATAAGTGATACATCTTCTTGCTCAGAGTCAGTCTGAGCCATACGACGATCGCGGTCTTCTTCCTGTGCCTTAATAAGTTTTTCACCCTGCTCTAATGCTGCAGTTTCTGCTGCCTGTTGCTCGGGGGTGGGACCC